AGGGCTTGTGTTTATTGTGGAAACAAAAAAGACCTTACAATAGACCATATCGTCCCTAAATCAAAAGGTGGTGGTAACACATGGGATAACCTAGTTACGTGTTGTATAACGTGTAATTCAAAGAAAGGGGACAAGTTATTGGGTGAGACCAATATGAGGTTAATGAAAAAACCCACAGAACCTACTATATTTTCGGATTCTGTGGGTCAATCTTTACAAAAAGTTTGGACTGAATATCAAAAGTCTTTTTAAAGACCTTGAACTATTGAACTTTTTAATTTTTGTTCCAAAGACTTAATATCATCTTTAACTCCTTCGATATAATTGTGAAGATGTTGTCTAACACCTTGTTTGATTTCTTTATCGTCAAATTTAATTGATTGAGATACAATATCTTTTAATACTGGTTGTTCACCATTATTTGATTGTGAAGATGTTTCAACTGCCTTTGAAACCGCATCAGGTACTGCAGATTCATATCTAAATATATCTTTTGCAGGTATTTTATCTAATTCTGATTTAATACTTTTACCAAGTTCAGACGATGGTGAAACTTCCAATTTACCTAAAATGTATTCAATTGCTCTATTTTTAAATTCAGTTTCTTTTCCTTGGAAAATAACATCAAATGATTTTTCAAATTCTGAATTTGTTGCTTCGTTAATATTGTTATTTCTAAACTTAGTTAACGTATCAAAGAATTTTCTGTAATTTTGTTTGTCGAACTGTTCTGATAGACCACCCAAAGTTTTTTCATATTTCTTTGATTTAATCTTATTAGTTATAGATTCACTTAAACTTTTATTTTCTTTCATTAGTTTTAATTTTCCTGTGATTTTATTTTCAAGACTTTCTTTCTTAATTTTTGTCATTAATCTGTTATATGATTTTTGACATTTTTCTATTTGTGTATTAATTTCTTTATCTCCGTAATCATATTCAAATGAGTTTAATACGTTGTTTAAATTAACACAATTTTTTCTTAATGGTACATCTGGGTCTCTTTTAATAATATCTGCAGCGTATTTTAATTTGTTTGTATTTTTTACATCTTCAGTTTCTTTTTTATCAGCAGTTCCTTTCGTAGTCGTATTATTATTTTTCTTTGTGTTTGTTGGTAAACTTTCTCTATATTTTAACCACATATCAAAATATGAAGTGTCTTCACCATTTACTTCCTCCTTAAATTCAGCGAGTTTATTCAAATTCTCATCAGACCACGCATAATATGTTTTACCATTCTCATCATATAATTTGTTATATATCCACATATCAAAATTCGCAGCAGGATACATACCACAAGTTCCATTTGGAACAAAATAAGTTTTATTAAAAGTTTTTTTCCACCACATTAAGAAACTTCTCATGTAGTCGTTTCTAGTTTCATCAGTAGTCCCAAGTCCTAAGAATTTACTTTTATTTCCAATACTTTTACATCCCTGTCTTTTAATTGTTTGAACGTCATCTATCACACTACCACCTGTGTTACCTCCAACTACGTTACCTCCACTATTAACTGGAACAATAGGTGTAGAAGCAACTGAACCATCAGTAACTACAAATGTTGAGGGGTTAACTGTTCCACCACCAGCTAACCATTTCTCATATTCAGCACCCTTATCAAAATAAGCATTTTTAAGAGATTCTGAGGTTATATATTTTGATTGAGGTGGTTTTCCGACAGATAAACTACCCTTTATTTTGCTATCACCATATTCAGGATATGTTTTTAATAACCACGCTCTGAACGCATCACTTTCGGCACTTTTTGTAAACGGTAATTTTACACCATCATAAGCTGGTTTCTTTTTGTCTTTTTCGTCCTCAGGTTTAGCTGGCTCGGAATTTGTTTTCTTTTTTCTAATATATACAGGTTGTATAGCAGGAGAATAACCTGTACCATATGACTTATACTCATAATTTGAGGTATCCTTATTAAACTCCTTAGCCGTGGTAATTTTAAACCCCGACTTTATATCGGCGTCATATTTAGCCTTGTCTTTAACTGTTAATTTATCAACCTGCTCTAGTATTATTTTTTTCATAATATTTTTTTAAATGTGTCCTGGCGATACAATAAACGTTGTCCCGTTCCATTCAGTAGTACTTTCTGAACCGTCTTCGTCAACTCCCCAATATTTTGTATCTGATTGTTTTACAAATGATGTTTTGGTGTCAAAACCACCCGGTTTAGCGGCATAGGCTTTAAATTCTGCTTCAGTTTTTGATTTTCCTTCTTCCTCATAGTTTTTAGGTATCTCTCCTTCAACTCCCCAATATTCCTGGTCACCAGACATTTTTATTCCCCAAGTGTTTTTACTTCCGTCAAAGAAATTAACAACTAAAATTTTATTATTTTCATCCCAATCAAAAGACTTTATTCCTTTTGGTTTACTTGAGTCATTTGTCGCCTGGTCCGTGCTATAAGTTGCAATTATTTTTGCTTGTAAATCTTTTGGTAAATTACGAAAACTCTCTTTGTAGATTTTTCCCCATGTATCCCCTAATTTACCTTCCGTTAATTCTACAACCCATTCACGTAGACTATCAAAATTGTATACTCCAAGTGCAAAACCAAAAAGAAGAACAGCTTTTAATTTCCATCCACTAAATACACTTTTAGTTGTATTTGCACCACCTTCAACCACCGCTTGAGCCGCTTTACCAACTTCACCTCCAACTCCAATCAAATTTTTAGCTTGGTTTACAAGACTCTCTTTGTTTGTTGCATATTTATCTACAATTTTTTTAATTAACTGCTCTTTTGTTATACCATCAGTAACTAACTCATCTTCAAGACCTTTTAATGTTTCTTTTGACGGGAAATCTTTTCCTTTATTTAGGTCTTTCATAATATCGTAAACATCGTCAATACCAATTTGTTTTACACCTTTAGGTGTTGACAAAATATCTGTAACACTATTTCTTAATTGTTTTTTTAAATAATCTTTCATTTCTCTACCAAACCCTGATAAATTAATAAGTTCATCTTGTTCTTTTAAATATTTTTCTAAGTTACCTTGATTTTGTAAAGCTCGTACAAAATCATCCGCCGGAATTGAACCACCGTCAGCAATAGTAATTTTTTTAAAAGTTCCATCAACATTTTTTGTAAATGTTGTTATTATCTTTTTAATACTCGGATTTGAATCTATAAAGTTTTTAATTACAGTCCGTTGAACCCTATCGTCTCCAAATTTTAAAAATCTAGCAATTAACGAATCTTCCTGTGAGGTAGTTAATCGATTTAACCTAAAATCTTCTACAAGCTCTTCAAAAGTTTTTTTAGTATATTTTCTAGCTAAGTCTTCAAATACATTGTTCATATCAGTTATTTCTCGTTTAGCAATTGATTGAGCTAAATCATTAACATCATTTTTTGCGAAAACTCTTACTAAATCGTCAAAAAATGATGATGGTATTTTTCCTTCTGTAAGAATAGGTAATCCAATAATTTCCCTATATCTATTTATTTCTGATAAAATTTCCTTGTTCATAAGTTTTTTTATTATAAATATTATTTAAATTGATTAATTTTTAATTAATGTGTCCGAAACTTGGATTGTACCTTCTAAGTTTAGGGTTTTAAGCCATTTTTCATTATTTTCTTGCATTTTTTTCTCTAATTTTTTAGCTTCTAATTCTAAGTCAACACCTGCTTTTCCACCACTTACAATATTATCATAAGCTTTTTGAGCTTCAGTTCCCAAATTACTATAATCCACAATATCTAAAATTTGTTTTGCCTGTTCAGGTGTTGCGTTATCGATTGCCTTAAGAATTTTATCTTTTTGTTGTTGTGTAAAATAACTTAATGACAATGCCCATAACCTTCTATTTTTTTGAGTTATAGTTTCACCTGCTTTATCTTCTAAAGCTTCTGTTATTTTTGTGTAACCATAAACTAATGCTGGTGCCGTGTAAGCAAAAATATTAATTATAGGGTTTGAAAGTTTTCTAGGTATTGATGTCGCCTTTGTACCCGCTTTAGCACCTGACTTTAATTTTTTCATAATATCATCAGAAGCCTGTTTCATTATGTCAGCGTATTCGTCACTTCCTAGTTGTCTCATTAATCTTTGTTCTTCACCTGTCATACCTAATAAAATATTATCTACTTGTTGTTTTGTTGCGTTACTAGGTATAGATTTTAATTTACGTTCAACTGAATTAATAACATCATCACCATATTTTAATTTTTTTAATAGATTCTTTACAGGACTACTAGCCATTAAAAATGGAAGAAATACATATGCTATATCCATTTTCATAGCCGCGTAATCATCAGCTTCATAACTCTTTTTTAAAGAATATAAATTAATCGCGGAATCCACCGCAAGATTGACTAAAAACGATGCCGTAGCACCTAAAGATAATCCTCCTGTAACAAGTGCGGTACCAACCATTAAAACTAAACTAATTGCCAATCCATTTTCAGCCCACCACGTATCATCACATGGAGGAGTTGCGTCGTTCCATTTAGCAATTTTAGGTCTACCTGAGGAATCATTATAATATTCCCCAACTGTTTGACCTTGTTTATTTTTTACCCTACCATCAATTATCGCCTGTAAAAACGCTAAAACTTTTTCTTCTTCACAACCATCTATAGCCTTTTCAATCGCTTCTTTAGTAAAAATATCGTAAATAATATCATCATCTAAAATACTTTGTCGATATGCATATTGTAATTGGGAATTATAAAATTTTTCAATTGCATCATCAATTTTAGTACCTATTATAGATATTGTATAGTCCTTTGTTTTTGATGGGTCATTTATATCCTGAGCAGTAATTTTAACAAAATTTTCACTCCATACGAAACCACCCATATATGTATCTAATAATTTAGGATAACTTTTAAAGTTAATTGATTTTTTCCATTTTTCCCATTGTTCTTTTTCCCTTTCTTTAACATTTTTTCTTGAGCCTGTAGCTCCTTTAGGAATAGGTATAAACGGTTGTCCCTCAAAAAACTTTTTATATTCCTCAGGACTATTTTCATACATGTATGTGAAATAATCATCTAAACCTACCCACTCAGTTCCAAATTCTTCGGATTCTGTCATATCAAATTCCCATTTTATTTTTTCGGAATAGATATCTTTTATTTTTTTACCTACATATGGTCCTTCCGTTATTGAATGATTAAGAGCGTTTTTAATATTAGTGTTACAAAATTCACCTTCTGTACTCAAATTATATTTTTCTTTAGCGGCTAAAGACGGATAGTTTTTATTAAACCAATTTCTAAATTCATCACCTTGTCTTTTATCTTTAAAAAAACAACCTGAACCTGATTGTTTTGAACTTTGTTTTTTCTCAATTTGACCTCCAAGTAATGTCGCATAATTTATGTAAGTATAATATCTTTCAATCATACTCTTATTATTCAAAACATGTTTGGACGCATTTTTTATATTTGTGTTACAAAATTCACCACTCTTTGACAATACATATGTTTTTGCAATTTCAGGATAAGTCTCCACATACCATTTTCTAAAAGCGTCTCCATCTTTTTTATCTCCAAATGGACATCCTTGTTTTAAAAAGTTTTCTTTTGTTTTTTGAGCTTGTTCCGCAGCCTTTTTATCTGACTCAAGTTTTTTTCTTTTTATTTCTTCTTGTTCTTTTTTTAATTTTTCATTCAAAATTGTTTGAGCGTTCTTACCTTGATAAGGAGATATTTTTAGTTGAATTTCACCATTTAATGTATTGTACTGAGGTCTTCTAATAAAAGGTTTTTGACCTGAACGAATGGCTAATTCATCCATAGGATAACCTTGTTCGCCACTCTTTCTTCTTACATAAATTTCGTTATCTACTAATACATCCGCAAAACCTGTGCTCTTAGCATCAGCATCAAATCCAATAAACCCTGGAGTAATACTTCGTTTATAACTAAGTTGTAGTGCCGCCAATTCTGCTAAAGTCATATTTGAAAGTTGATTAAGAAATAAATCTACCACACCGTCAAACTGTTTTTGAGAATATTTGTAAGTGTTAGATTTGGATTGAGCTTGTTTATTCAACCAATTTAACATTGTAATAGGACTATCTCTAAATATCGGTATTTTTTCAACAGTAGGTGCAGGTATTCCTGTCCTACGAGCTTCTTCACCTCTCTCAATCGCAGCCCTTATATTTGGGTCATTTGGGTCAGGTTGTTCAGAAATTACTCTAATTTCTTTTTTATTTTCATTAAGAGTTTTTGACGAATCATATTTCATCATTAACAATACCCTTTCTAATATTTCTTTTTGATTACTATCCATTTTACCAAACTTGATTTGCCGAACCACGTTTAACGCCTGAGTCCCATTTCTCACCCTTCTTACCTAACATGTTTGCAGGTCCTCTTGTTATTACATATAATTCACTCCAATTTGACCCTCTTTTATTTGTGTTAGTAGTTCCACCTCCACCACCAGCGGCTGCGTCTTGTTCACCTAATTCATCTTTACTACCTTTTTTTCTGTTATCAGTAGTTAATTCTTTAAGCAATGAAATTATGTAATCAACGTCTTGTGTCATTATTAGATAAATATAACACTACCGATAAAAAAAGTGGAGTTATTAGAATAAAAACGAAGGTGGAATTTTCTTTGGATTTGATGTATAGAATTCTTCCATAAAATCCTTTAACTCATCTGTATCCACTTCGTATTCTTTTTCATCTGACGCTTCTTCATCAATAATTAATTCGTCAGTATCTTCTTCATATATAATTGGGAAATCACTTGATTCATAGTCATAGTTTTCCAAAATGAAAAAACCAGACTTTTCAACAAAGTCCAGTTCAAATTCATGTTCTCTTATCTCGTCTTCACCGTCCTCTTTTAATCTAAAACTAACTTGTATGATTTCAGATTTTGGATTGTAATAGTAATCAACGATTTCCTTAATTTTCATTTCCTTAAATGATTTTCTTGAACCACTTAAGTGATTCATTGATTTGTTCTTGTACTAAATAAGCCTTTGATTTTACTTTAATACCTTCTTCAATTTCTTCCATAGAATATGATTTAGTTGAACACTGTTCACATTGTTCACCCTCTTTTATTCCACCGCCACACTGCTCACACATTTCACCTTCTTTCATGGATGAACATTGTTCACACATATCACCTTCATATAATCCAGTACATTGTTCACAAACTTTTTTAAGTTTTTTATTAATGTTGGTGTTTCTATATTCGGTAACTTCACCCTCATTATTAACGGTAATCCCTTTTTCATCTAACGCCAAATTCTCAACGTTAAGAATTTGTTCTTTTGGTTCGTTAAAACCACGAGTAACATAACCATCATATGGTTTTCTATGTTTATCTTTAATTGTATTTTTTTCTTCTTGTGTAAGACCTAAAAAGTATGCTCCCATAATATTTGTTTTCTAGATAAATATATGGTTGATTGAATAATATTAATTTATTATATTTTACACATGGAAAAACCTTATCAACTATTACAACCAGTTTTTAAAGACCATCGTGGGTCTTTTACACCAATTAAACTTTCTGACAAGTGGGTTCAATCAAACATTAGCATAAACGATGATATATTCGTATTTCGTGGATTACATTATCAAGATGAACCAATGTCTCAATCTAAATTAGTTTCCGTTATTCAAGGAAAGATTATTGATTTTGTTATCAACTTGGATAAAGACAGTGAAGACTTTGGTAAACTTGAAACATTTGTTTTAACATCAGGTGAATCGGTATATGTCCCCAAAGGATACGCTCACGGATTTTTAACACTTCAAAGTGGAACAATCGTTAACTACTTGGTAGATAATGAATACTCAAAAGAACACGAAGGATGTATTCAATGGGATACCGTAGAAGAAGTAAAAGATATTATCACCAAATACATGAGAGGATTTAACTTTAAAGTTAGGATTAGTGATAAAGACACTGAAGGAATTACATTGGAAGAATATAAAAACAAATGACAAAAGAAGAAGTAGAAGAATTGGCCGAAGGAGCAATTCTATTAGATGGATTTGACGATTGTATTACAGGAGTTGTTGAAGAGTTTGGTAATGGTGTGAGAATACTTTATTCACGTGATAAAATACTTGAGTCATTACAAAAAGATATGTCTTATGAAGATGCTTTAGAATATTATTACTACAATATTGTTGGTGGACACTTCGGTGAAAGAAATCCTTTGTTTTTACTTTAGAAGTAATTTGCGTAAAACGAAATAATTTTTGGTGCGTATCTTCTTAATGCGGAATTAATGTTTTCAACTGTTACTTCTTTATTTTCATCTTCAATTATACTGATTACTCCGTTTACCATTTCACCTTGAGCCTTATTAGCCATATCTAGTAATTCATCAAATGCTTCATTAGTATCATTATATTTGTGTTCGTGAGCCAATCTTTCTTTACCCATATAAAGATATGGTGATGCCGCAAGCATATTAACAACACTAGACTCTCTTAATTTATTTAGATATTTTTTCAAATATAACATGTTGAAATGTTTTACTAACATCGCATGTAGTGTTAAATCAGTTGATTTATTTTCCTGAATATTTTTTTTTCTTTTTCTTTCTCTCATTTCATCAAACTCAGATTCATACATCCATTTATCTTCATCCAATAAATAAAGACTTGACCCATTGTCCCATTTAACAACATACTGAACAAATCCAGGTCCTTTTTGAATTCCTTTAACAGTTCCTCTATCACCAAAAGATAATTGAGGTTCACCTAATAGTTCAATGACAACAATTCTATCATCAGGTTTAAGTTCAGGATTTAATTTCTTACTCATATATTTATAAATATAATGAAATATATAATTAAAGAATCTCAAAAGCAAATTATCCTTGAAGCAATAAATGATAGGATTAAAGAAGTTCAAGAAGATGGTGTTGAACTAACTAAAAAGATTGTTGAAGACACTAAATCACATGCTTCAATAAACTTAAAGATGATGCTTACATGGGGTGCTGCAATTGGAGGGTTTATGGGTCCAATTATGCAATGGTTAAATGGACAAGTACCAGAGTTAACAGAAAAAGATTCATCATTGATTGCTGCCGGTATTGCGTCAGTAATATTCTTCCAAGAAAGAAGTTTTACCAAATCAATTATTAAAAAGATTAAAGAAGACGGACTTGAAGAACCATTTAAATTGGGAGCAATTAAAGCTAATCAACTTAAAACTGTTTTGGCAGGTTTTTTAAAGAGTTTAAATTTATCAGCGTTCAGTGTGACAAATATGTTAAGTTACGCATTCTTGGTTCCAATCATACCAATGATATATGATGCGGTATCTGAAGGTATATGGGATATGAAAGATACTGAAATGTTGGTTAAATCATTATCGGCATTTGGATTAATAACAATTTCAGGTAATTTCTTAAAACGACTTATGGATTTAATCGTTGATAGAATTACTAAATAAAATCAATCTTTAATTCCAAATCAGACGTTCCTCTGAATATTCTGTGATAAGTTCCTTCAGGGATTAATAATACTTGTCCCTCGGTTAACTCTATTGGTAGTTGATTATCCATTTGAAATTTCCATCCATCACCTTGTACCACTTCAATCAATCTATCTTCTCTATCACGATGCCATTGTAGTTCACCACTATCAACATTAGATTTAAAAACTCTAATCTTTGAAGTTTCTGTTAGTTTTCTATCTTTATACGGTTTCATATTACCAAAATCCTGGATAAGTTTTACCGCCCCAGAGGTAACCAAAGCGATTGAGTCTACATGCCCAATAACCGGCAGTTAATCTGTCTTTCTTTTTAGAACACTGATGTCTTGCCGCAAATGATTTACGAGCTTTAGGATTAGATACCTTAGCGGTTAATCCACCTTTAACATCACCAAATGAAATTTTCTTAACTTTACCTGTTGATGGGTTCTTTACATAAACAACATATTTCTTTCCACCGCTACTATTTCTTCTTGGTTTACCAAGTTCTACTTTCTTACCATTATGTTCTGCCTCAGAAATAAATGATTCTTCCATAGGAGTATCCAAGTAAATAACTCTACCACTTGATAATCTAACCTGTGTTCCGAAATCAGATTCAATAAGTTCAACATCATCTTCATTTAACTCAACCATTCCTTCGTAATATAACTCACGAGCTTCGTTAATAACATTAAAGAATTCCTCAGAACCAAATCTGAAGATATTATCATTCAATGGAACTTCATTTGTTATATGATAATTAAGGTGTTCTGAGATAAGTGGTTTCTCCACCGATTCGTTAAGAACTTTTTTGATTAATTTTTTAATATTCATTTTTTACTTCGTAATAAGAAATACAACCCAAAGAACAATGCTGAAATACAGTAAAAAATTCCTGTGGTAATCCAATAAGAACTTGTGTAGTCTAAAATTGCTTTGAACATTATGTCGAATCCTAGTGGGTTGAAAAACATTGCGAGCATAAGGCAATAGGTGGCAACATTTTCCTTTAGAATTCGTTTCATTTTTGTCATTATCCATTAATGTGGGTTTAAAGTTTATGAACAAGGTTCACTTTATTTATAAATATATTTGTGTGGAGGAATATTTTGTATATATTTGTATTAATAATTAAATAATCAAGTCCTATGAAAAACTTATTTCTTTCTCTTGTTTTAGTGATGGTTGGTTTAGTTGCCAACTCACAAGTATTTGTTGTAAAAACTGATACTATTCAAAAATTCCAACACCCAAAAGAAGTTAAGTTTATTCCATCGTTAGAAAATGGTCTAATTAACTACACTAAACTCGGTAAGGGGGAAGTTGTTTACACTATTGATGTAGATAACAAATCTTTAACTATGAAAAATGGTAAGGGTGTAATGTTTAATTTTATTATTACTGAGGTATTCAAAAATCCATCAAAAGATATTTTAGTTTCTTTTGAATGTGTAGATACTAAAGGGTTTAAAGGTGTAGTTGTCCTTTATAAATCAGATAATAAATCAGTTAACATGTTAGTTGAGTATGGTATTAACGATGAAACCACTGAAGGTTACATGTGTTTTGATGTTAAATGTAAAAAGAAAAACCCTCGTTAGAGGGTTTTTTAATTATTTCGGTTGAATTCTTACAAATTCATCTTTAGTTAACTCCTCATCAACATTGATTAAAAGATTGCCCTCCCTATCCTTTTCAGTTACCCTACATCTTCCTTTAACTCCGGGAAATCCATTTATTTTATAATAACTTGTAGGTTTTAAATAATTACAAAGTGCTGAGAAATTTGATTCAGGGTCGTTAAAGAAATTTTTAGACGCATTACTCAATCCTGAATCAAACCAGTTACCACCTGAATAGTCGTCTTTATATTTATCAGAAATGTGTCTATCATCGTCTGAACATCCTCCGCTAGCTCTACCATTAAGTATTTGATTAAATCTTTGCAAATGTAAGTCTCTTGTTTCACTTTTAAAAGGGCTTTTTCCGTCTTCAACACCTAATGGATTGTTATTTTTTACAGAAAATACCCATTTACCCCCCTCAAATCTAGGGTCAGCACAAGATTTAGTTTCTACTACAGTAAGAACACCTTTTTCAGATATTAGTTTGTCATACGCATCTTTCTTAACCACAAGCAGACATCCAGCATGACTACCATATTCAGGTATTATGTCATATTTACCTTTACCAAATAATCTTTCACCAGTTTGTCTAGCGATTTTACTCATATCGTCTTTTTTTCTTTGAGGTACCTCAATTGTTTTGACACCGGCAACATCTATTATACCTAAACTAGATAAGTCAGGATTTTGAGTTGTATCTTGTTCAGATATAACTTTTTTTATAATTCTAACTAAGTCATTTTCAGTTAGTCTAATTAATTTTTTCATAGTAAATCATTTTATTTAATAAATAGACGATTTTTTAAAAAAATTATATACTTATTGCTAAATAAATGAAATAATGGCAGCTAAATCAACAGGTTCAACGAAGTTATCATTCGGAGTTAAGAAATCAGGTAAATCAACAAAGAAATTTACATCCAATAAAACAAGTAAGAATTACAAAAAACCTTACAAAGGACAAGGGAGATAAAATGAAAGAATACATTAAAAAACAAATCGGAAACATTAAACAGTTTTCATTCGCAGAGATGACTTCCAATAGTTCAGGGAAGACTTCAGGAAGTGGAACGGCGGGTCTTTACATCGTCTTTATTGGAGGATTGACGTTCCTTATGGGTTGTGTAGATAAAATGTTTTTAAACAAGGATATTGACGTTATTACACAATCAATTATCCTTGTTGGCATCGGGGCAACTCTTTTAGGTTATAGAAAATCAAAAGATAAGACAGAAGAACCTACGGTAGAAGAAGTACAAGAAACTACTGAAGAAGAAATTAACGATTAATTCCACCATCTTTCAATATTTTCACTCAAGATTTTGAAATGTAATTTCCTCGCCCTTTCGTGATTGTATCTTCCGATATTCAAAGCAATTCTTGATTTAACCTCGTATGAAGTTAAGTCATCGTTGTCCATTTTAAAAATATGATATTTTTTATCGGTAACAATTTTCTTATACACCAATGGATATTTTTTGAAAAAATCATTTAGATTTTCTTTTTTCAAACGTGTCTCCATATAATATCCACCCAATACATCTTCAATATCATCACCTGTCGGAACAAAGAAAAAATCTTTATCCTCATAGTCCATATATTCCATAACATAAAACTCTTCCTGAACTTTTTCCATCAGTTTGACGCATAACATCATTCGTTTAGCATCAAGGTCAGAATTCATGTGAAACCCTTTTTCTTTAATGTATTTAGCCTGTTTTTCTAACTTGAACTTGAATACCTCAAAAATATAATGGTCGTCCCAATCCCTGTCTTTCCAAATAACAGGAAACCACTTGATTAGATTACCAACAGATGTAGAAAAGTTTCTAACGGGATTTCTAAAATATTTCCAAATAAAATCACTTATTTTTTCTTTCATAGTTCAAGAATTGCTTTTTTACCAATTAAATTTTTCTTTAAGGAAACAATACTACATTCAAAGTCCAAAGAATATTGTGTTAATTCTTCAGATTCTTCATACTTTTTAACATATAAATCAATCAAATTTTCGGCAGATTGAATTTGTCCAAAGTGGGTAATCGAACCAATTACCTTACGTATCCATTGAAAGTCCCTATCCATAGGACAAATATACATAATCTTTCTTAATTATACAACAACGCAGTTAATTGCGGATTACTTTTTTCATACATACGTATCATAATCCCTGCTTCAGAGTTCGCAAAGTTTTCTTGAGATATGGTGTTAAACCCTTGTAACTTGATATTTCTTTGACGAGCAAACTCGTGAACCCACTCGTGAGCAATAGTTCTTAAAATGTCAATTAACATTCTTCCACCAGCTAAAACTTTAATTCTACCAAGTATTTCACTACCTGTAGTCATCTTACCAAAACGTTCACCAAGAAGTTGGATGTCAACGTCTTTCTTAAGTGGAGAGTTTTTTTGACAAAACCTCAAGAAGTCCTGAATAACATTTATCTGTTCAGAACCAAGTCCACTAGATTTATCATATAAATTTACTTTCATCTTAACAATAAATATCTTATATTTCTTTTGTATATATAATTATGAAAAAGAGTTTTTTTGAAAAAGTCTTAAATAAAACAAACAAACAAGACATTGACCAATGGTTTGGTAAAAATTCCGAAATCAAAGTTACGGAATTTTCTCATTCAATTAGTCAGAAAAAAAATATTTTATCAGTAAAATTATACCCATCAAATTATGAATACGCTATCGAACTTTTTCCGGAAGGCCTGGAAATTCTTGTCCTACATACTATCAAAAGTCTTTCACTTCCTGAGGATTATATATTAACAACATCTATAGAACACTAAATTATGGCACACCCAATAATCCATGCAAAATCATCCGTGAAAAAATTCGGAGGGAAATGGGAAGATTATATCCATCTACACGAATGGTTAGATGAAACAAAAGGTTGGTACGGACATTCATCACACAGAATGTTTCGTCATCACTCTGAAGGTATATTTGAAATGGAACAACGTTTTGGTGCCGAATTTAAAAATAGTGATGGGAAAACTGTATACACCCGTTATGTCGGTGAACAACATGTAATGGAAGATTGTAACGGATATATCCCATCAGCAAAAGAATGGGTGTTAGCATTAGAAAATAAACAAAGACCTTTATGGATGATTAAAACCATGAAGTTAGAAATTGATGATTGATATTTATTACTATGAAAGAATTATTAAATAACCCTGAAACTATAAAAAATTTTAAACTTTTACATTATATCCTATTAAGTAATGGTCT